TGACCAGCATTGCGATGCAGCAAAATGTCTTCCACAAGTACTTGCCCAGAGAGCTGAAGGAAGCCAAGCGCAGTCATCAGACACAGGTAGCGTGGACACAGAAGAACGGTTTTTCAGACAACACGGCTGTCTACCAGAAGAACCAAATTTGGTTTCTGAACTACCAGCAGGACATCAAGGTCATTGAAGGTGGTGAAGTAGACATTGTCTGGTGCGATGAGTTGGTTCCGCAGGATTGGCTAAACACGCTTCGCTACCGTTTGATTACTAGGAATGGCAAGCTGATAGTTACATTTACTCCAGTGCAGGGGTATACTCAGGTTGTTAAAGAGTTTATTACTACGGCAAAAATAACCGAGTACAAGGAATCTGAGCTTTTGCCGGAAAACAACGTCATTACCGTGCCGAAAGGACACATGCCCTACAGGGCTGAGAGTGTCTACGGCAAGCATGGGTGCATCTGGTTTCATTCCAAGCTCAATCCCTACAATAACTGGGAACGGCATAAACAGGAACTTAAAGGGCGCAGTACCCATGAAATTAAGATTCGCGCGTATGGCTGGGCCGATCAGACAGCAGGCAGCCAGTTTCCGATGTTTGGTGATCAAAACATCTTTTCAGACAACGTCCTGACTGTTGCGCCCCAAGGTACTAACTACATGGTTGCAGATCCGGCAGGTGCCCGTAACTGGTTTATGCTTTGGTGCAGAGTAGATCAGCATGGAATTATCTGGATCTACCGTGAGTGGCCTGACCTAAGTTATGGCGAATGGGCGTTGCCTTCAGACAGGCCTGACGGAAAGCCCGGCCCTGCCCAGCGTAGCGGAGCAGGAAAGGGGATCAACGAGTACACGGACTTGATCTGGCAGCTTGAGACGCATCAAGACAAGACAGAAGACATTGCCGAACGCTACATTGATCCTCGCAGCGCAGGCTCAGAGGTGACCAGCAAGGAAGGCGGGATTACCTTGCTGGACCTTATTGCTGACGCTACTAATCCTGTCTACTTTCAACCTGCCGCTGCTGTTACCGTTGAAGAACGAGTTTTAATTATCAACGACTTGCTGTGTTTTGACAGGGAGAATCCATTGCAAATTGGCAAAAACCACCCAAAACTAATGGTACATACGTCTTGTCAAAACTTGATTTATAGTTTAAGGGAATGGACTGGGGCTGATGGACAGAAGGGTGCCAGTAAAGATCCTATTGATGCTTTAGGCTACCTTGTGGTCATGCAACCCAAGCACTACGGCGGCGAACAATGGGAGAAGCAGATAAGACAAATGTCGAAATGCGGTTCCTATTGAACTTCTTTTATCTATGTATTCAGCTTCTTCTGATCCTCTGGCTATTGCGACAAATGTCCCTGATGTGGGAGATTTGCTGAGTGAATATGGACGCGCAATGGTCAACTCTACTCAGGGGAACCTGACCACCAAGTTTGACGATATCCGCTTTGCACGTTGGGCTGGACAGAGTGATGACGGGAAAAAGCATAGTAATCTCCGTAACGAAGGTGATCCAGCTTGGCCGTTTGAAGGTGCTAGTGACGTTCGCAATCGCCTGATCGACTCAACTTGTAATGAGTTGTCTTCGCTTCTGGTGACAGCCTTTGAACGCTCGAATATCCGGGCCAACGGAGTTGAATTGAACGACACCTCGATAAGTGGGATTGCAACTACGCTACTTCGCTGGATTCGCGACAACAAGATGCCTCTAGAGCTTCGCAGGGAGGCTGAATTAGGCGCTCAGTACGCTTTTCAGTACGGTTGGACAGCTTTCTTTATTGGCTGGAGACAAAACATCAGCAAGCGTGAACAGCAGTTTACCATGCAGGAAGTTATTGCTCTTGCGCAGCAAAGCGGTAGCCCAACGCTAATGCAGTTGCCTGACTTGATTATTCGGCAAACTGACGAGGCTGCTGCAATTATCGAGGCCGCTGTGCCGGGATTGACTAGGGCTGAAGCAAAACGCATGGTCAAAGAGTTGGCTGAAACTGGCGTAACAACTCGCGATGAAGAGTATGTCAGCAAAAATTTGCCGGAAATCATTGCGCTTAAGCCTTGGGACGAGATCCTTTTCCCACCTGAAGCGGCAGACTTGCAGCGTTCTCGCGTGATTTTCCGCCGGACTTGGATGTCTGAAGTTGAGATCCGCGAAAAGATTACTACCGAAGGCTGGAACAAGGATTGGGTGGAACTTGCAGTGCAGATGGCAGGCAAGAGCAGTACGGTGTACAACACGAACATCCTGCCAAGTACAGAGATGTTGGTCTATAACGGCCTGAACTACCAGAACATGATCGAGGTGGTTTACTGCTATACCAAGAGCTTGGATGGCAAGGCTCCGTGTATTTACTACACTGTCATCTGCCCTCAAGCGGCAGTTGATCATCGTAAGGAAAGGATCTCATATGCGATTCATGAGAGGTTGGATTACGCTCACGGAGAGTATCCGTTTGTGGAGTTTCGTCGCGAGTGCATTCGTCGTGCCATTACTGATTGCCGTGGTGTCCCTGAACTTGCTCACACAGATCAGGACGAGATTAAGGCACAGCACGACTCCATCCGAGATCATACTGCCTTCTCAACCCTCCCCCCCATCAAAGTCGTTAAGAGAATTGGAGCAATCAACAAGGTTGGGCCGGGTGTATCTTTGCCAGTTGTAAATCCAACGGACTACACGTTCATGGACCCGCCAGCTCGCGAGCCAAATGTGGCTTTTGAGCTGATTAAACGGGTTGAAGCAAGTCACGCAGCTTACTTTGGCACGATCAATCCGTTTGTTGCCCCTCAAAAGACTCAACTTACCCAGCAAGCACTTGTAAACTCTTGGCTTTTGACTTGGCGCAGCATCTATCGACAGATGTTTGCGCTTTGCTGCCAGTACATGAGTCCTGAAGAAATTCAGCGCATCACTGGCGGACAGTTGCCTCAGAGCTTGTCTGAAATCCACAACGAATTTGATCTAAGCGTCAAGTTCGATATCATGGATCTTGATAAGGAGTACATTGCCCAGAAGATCGACTTCCTTACCAAGGTTGCACAGATGGATACAGGTGGCGTGCTAAACCGCAACAAACTCACAGCAATGATGATCCAAGCTGTGGCACCTGAGATGGCGCAAGAACTTATCTTGAATCCTCAGGACGCAAGTCGTCAGATGTTCAAGGATGTGCAGAGTGATATCGGCATGATGTTGCTTGGCAACGAGGCGCTGTATCAAGAGAACGATCCTACCGCACAAACCAAGTTGCAATACGCACAGCAGATCTTGCAGGCCAACCCGAAAGCACAGGCGGCACTCCAGCAGGACGAGAACTTTAAGGCGCTCTTTGAGAACTACGTTAAGAGTCTTGAAATGTCTGTAATGCAACAGCAAAACGCTCAAGTTGGCCGAATTGGTGTAACTCCAGTAGCCCAACAACAGGCTTAAAGTTAATATGGCAAAAAAGCCGACAACAAAGTCTCAACCAAAAAAACAGGCACCTGTTCCTGAGCCTACTCCAGAAGAGAGGTATTCTGAGCTTATTTCTTTTCTGCAACAGAACGTAGAGTCTCCATATATTCAGGCAACCTCAAAGGTATATCCATACAATATTGCGGCTCAATATTATGGCGATCAAATGCCGCAGCAATACGCAGCCGCATCAGATTACGCCCGAAACTTAGCTGAGTCTGAAAACCCAAAAGCGCTAGTTGATCCTGCTTACTACTCTGCATTTAAAAGAGAAATCCCACTAGTAATTTCTGACTACATTCCCGCCTATAGGCAGAAGTCTGGCGTAATTCAAATGCCTTCTCCTGAACTATATAGGCAGTACATGGTTGATTCAGGCAAAAACTTAAAAAGCATAAGGGAAAACAACTTTTCATCAGCGGCGCTTTCAGAAGAAGAGATAAACAATAATTTGATGAACTACTGGCGTGACACGCTAGAACATGAGTCTGGACACGTTGCAGACAGCTATGTTTCTTTTGCAAAAAAACAACCAGTTACATACAACACTCACGATTTAAGCAGCATCAAAAATCTTGGGTACATGTCTCAGGAAAACCATTTAGTTACTGGACTCGGAAAAGTTCAAAGAGAGTATTACTCGCAAACTGGAAAGCGGTTTGAATCTCCAGAAGAGTTTAAAAACTTTTTGTTTGATCTTGCTAAGGCAGAAGACACGGAAGAAGCTATATCTAGATTTTCCGAAGAGGCAAAACGAACTCTTCGCTACCAAATAGAGAACGCAAAAAACATTAAATCATACCAAGACGATCTTAATAAATGGCAAAATAGCACTCGGTTTTTTAGGGGTGCCGAGCCAAAAATAAAAGGCGACTTGGATCTGTTTGAAAAAAGCGCTGAATTGATTCCTGCTCTTGTGCAAGTTAATGATAGACAAAGCTTAAACGCATGACCGAAAACCAAAAACAAGCCTTTGGATTTGCAGGCAAAAGCCTTGTTTGGAGTGAAATTATCAAGCTCATTGAGGCTATGCAGCAGCAACAATGGATGGTTGCCATTGGCAAGGAAACCAAAGGCGAAGACAGAATACACGCATGTGGTTCAGCCGACGGCATTAACCTAGTGCTGTCTACGCTTGTCCAATTTAGACAAGACGCAAGACAATTAAATGGCTTGACTCCTGACGAAGATTTGGCATAACGCCACTAACGGGCTAACCAGCGTTACTGGTTTGATTAAATAAGGACTTGCTACCTTTTAGCATGATAAAGACTAACTCACAGCCTGAGGCCGGGACTCAGGAGGCAGCAAATATCCCCGTTGCAAATAACCTCGGAGCGATTGATGGAGACAGTTTAACTGATTTCATTAAATCAAATTTCCTTGACGAGGAAGGGGCGGCTCCAGCCAAAGAGGAGCAGCAGGCTGAACCTGAAGCGGAGACTGAAGAGCCAATTGTGGACTCGGAAGTGGAAGCTGAAGAAGAAGCCGATCAACCCGCTGAAGAAGAAAGCGAGGCTGAAGAAAGTCCGTTAAGTAAGGGTGTCCAGAAGCGCATCAACAAGTTAGTTGCCGCGAAGAAGGCCGCTCAAGCTGAACTGGAAGCGCAGAAAGCTGAGTTGTCTAAACTACAACAAGAGCTTGAGGCTGCAAAGTCTTATGCTCCTGAACCTAGAGTAGACATTTCCGATGCAGTCCAGCGCCTGACCTCGATTGAACAAATCAGGAAAGAGCACAAGAATGCAGTGGATATGATCTTGTGGTGCGAAAACAATCCAGATGGTGGAACTTTAAAGACATCAGATGGCGTTGAGCATGAGCTTAGCGATGTTGAAGTTCGCAACATAAAGCACTTAGCAATCACGCGAAAAGAAGTCGAATTGCCTGCACGTGCTGAATATATTCAGCATTACGCACAAGCGAAGGCTAACGCAATTAAGGAGATGCCATTTTTGACAGATCCCAAAAGCGAAAAGTATCAGGTTGTGCAACAGGTATTGAAAGACTTTCCAGAGCTGAAACGTAGGCCAGATTTTGAGTGGCTTGCTGGGATATTTGCACTTGGGGCTGAAGTAATGGCATCCAAGCAGTCAGCGAAAAAGACAGCAGCGCCAATTAAACGCGCCCCAGCGCAACCTGCGGTTAAAGCTGCCCCAGCTACAGTATCTCAATCGGACTTACAGAAAGCCAAGCAATCCTTTGCGAAGGATTCTTCGATGCGCAGTGTTGAAGACCTCATTAAAGCAATGGACTTAGTTTAGTCCTTAACAACCCAACCTTATTTAGTTTATGGCAATTCTTACTGAACCTAATCTTAGTGGCCGTGGTAAACGCGAAGACTTGGCTGACATGATCAGCATGGTTGACGCAAAAGACACGCCTTTTACGTCTATGGCCCGTAAGGGCAGCAAGCCCGGAAATATGTATTTCCGCTGGCAGGCAGACAGCAATCCTGCTCCCAAAATCGGGGGTACGGTTGACGGTACTGATGTGCAGTCCACCGATTACACCAACTTCGACGTTGGTTATCGTGCGGAACTTGCGAACTACGCGCAGGTCTTCCGTATGGATCCTGTCCGTGTGTCCAAACTCTCCACTGACATTGCCCAAGTGGCTGGTGTCCGTGATGAGCTGGCATACAACGTCAGCAAGTCCATCCTTCAGTGCAAACGTTCGATTGAGACGACTCTCTGCTCGAACCAGACTGCACAGCAGGACAACGGATCTGTTCCTTACCTCACGGCAGGGATTCAGACTTGGATCAGCACCGCTGGAACCGGAACGCCAACCCCCGGCGACATCCCTTCCATCTTCCGCACTCCTACGGATTCGATCCTGACTGGCGCATCCAGCGCAATGACGGACACGGCTGTGCAGGGGCTGCTCAAGAGCATCTACAACCAGACTGGCCAGTATCGCTCCTATGACGCGATTGTTGGCACGGATCTGAAGCGTGCGTTCACGGGCCTCCTTGGCACTACCGCTCTGACCACTACGTCCACCAGTGGCGTTTTGGCAGCAGGCGCAACCAAGGTGCAAACCTTTCAACGCGATGCTTCTGCAGAAGCTTACATCCAGTCGGTCGATGTGTTTCAAGGTGACTTTGGCACTGTAAAATTGCACCCCACTGTGTTTCTCGGGACTATTACTGGTGGTGCATGGACAGTTACCCCGTACAAAGGTCTTGTGCTGAACATGGACTTGATCGAAGTGCGTTACGGTGGGAACGTCGCTGCTGTTGAAGCTCTGCCGAGTTTCGGTGGTGGCCCTGCTCGCCTCGTTGAAGCGGTTTGCGGTCTGGTTGTCGGGAACCCATTGGGTCTTGGCAAGTTTGACTTCAGCTCGTAGGCCTTCTGAGCGACACCTGCCAGTACGCGATCAAGGTTGCGTTTCTATAAGTGGTGTGACACTCTGGAGAGACAGAGATTTAGCTCGCCTACCATGTGTAGGAGGAGTAACAAGGTTACTTGTAGCCTTAGTTTTGCGACACCTGCCTAGCTAGCACCGGACTAGCGTGAATTGAGATTCTTGGTTAGTGGTGTGACTAGCTGGAGAGACAGCCTCGTCGGCAACGCGACATGAGGCGTTGTGGTGAACGCACACCGTAAGTGGCGTGACGCCTCGGAGAGACGAGGACAATTTTGCGACACCTGCCATTCTGGATAGCTCAGAGTGCATGGTCTGGGAATTCCCGGACGAAGAGTGGTGTGACATCTGGGAGAGATACCAGCCACTTTTATGATTAACATTGACCCTAGCCTAGCTACTGCAATGGAAGCCGAGTTTCGGCGTGGATGGCAAATGAGACGAGTGCGTGCTGAAGTGCAGTCTAAACAAGCTGCCAAGTTCGCGCAGATGCGCCACAAATCCATTGAAGGATTAGGCCAAAAGATGGGCAGCATTCCCGGTGACGCCTATCACTTCTGGGGCCATAAACTTGGTTATCAGTGCTGGGAAGACAAAAAGTTTCTTGCTGAATTTTGGCGTGATAACCCTCAGTGCAAAGTAAACTCTGGCGGCACAAAAGAAATTAGTGTAGGCTGGGTTCCGTCTACCAACTTTAGATCCCGCACTGTCTATCAATGAAGACTGTTCCGTTTAGTGACATCCTTGCGTCCGTTTGCCAACTTGTTGGTCTGGATCGCACCACGCTAAACGATAAGGCATTCGGGGCAATCCGCGACTTTACAGGACGCAGGTTGTCTGTGATCTGGGATCGCGAGGAATGGCCTGATGTGCAGCGGTACTTGTACACTTGGCCGGGCATGCCCGTGCAGTCTATTCAGGCCTCTACAAACAAGCTTTCAACGGAAACGGATGTACCGCTTGAGACTGAAGACGCGGAAGACCTTGTTACGCAAAACGGGTTAAACACAAACACAACTCGGATTAACTTTGATACAAACTTCAAGCGGGTTTACTTGCAAGACTTCGAGAATGACGCCTACAAAAAAGGAACAATATCAGAATCTTACGTTAAGTTTTTAAACCCATTTTACGGATTCACATATGAATCTGAAGATGTTTTAACTTCTATTGCTGACAACCAGTACAATTTTACCTACCTCACGGCAACTGACGAACTCGGAGAGTACATCACGGCAATTGACATTGAGACTGACTTTACGCAGACAAATTATTTTACATATGCCGGGCCAAACGGGCCACTTACGACAAAGGTGTTGTTTTTAGACAATAGACAGTTGTTGATTCAAATTCCACAGGGATCGCTTCACGGCCTGAATGTGTTCAATAACGACCCAAGGCAGTCAACGAGGTCTATTCCGGTGCAGTTTATTGTGGAAGACTTTGCGGATCAGACGCCCCAGACGTTTGGTGATGACTTAAGCTACTTAAGGACATTTCAGGCAGACCGTCAATTTGTGCAGTACAGGTTGGTTCCGCCGCGCATGTTTGGAGTTAAGTACGACCCGATTGTGAATTACACTGCTGGGTCGCAGGTTTATTTTGATATTGCTCAAAACTCAGGAAGTTACGCGGCAGAAGACAAGACCAAGGCAAGCAACGGCAACTTTTTCTTTGCCAACACAAACGTCACTGCCGGAGTAACGCCATCAAGCCAGACATCTGAGATCTGGAAGATTCTTGAGATTCCAGCTAGGTTTCGTGACTACTTGGCAAACTCGGTGTCTTCTGACTTCCTCAAGTCTGAAGGCCGTGCAGAAGAGGCTGTGCTGTTTGAGCAGTTAGCTGAAGCGGCAATTCAGCAGCAGATTGATGTTCTTGTTCGCCAGCAGGGCCAAGTTCAAAAGTTAGACATGGTGTACACTTACTAGCATGATCACTCAATTCATCAGAAAGCGGAACATCAATCCTGCGCTTGACGTAAACAAAAACTTTGCCCGAGTTCAAGTGAGAGGCAACTCCAAGACATTTGCGTTTAAGAAAGTAGATGTTCCTGCAAGTACTCGCATCTTGACACAAGCGGATGATTTTCTTAATACTGAAGCTAGTCAGCGCATTAACATTGGTTAACTCATGAGCATTAGAATTTCCGACCTTGAAGCAGCCGTTTCAGTAAACGATGCTGACATCATTCCAATCGTCCAGAATGGCACAACCAAGAAGGCTGATGTTAGCCTAATCCGGCCTGCGAGTGGCGTTACTGCTGGAACCTACGGGGCTGCGGGTCAAATCCCTCAACTTACCGTAGACACAAAAGGACGCATTACGAGCGCAGCCAATATTTCACTTAGTCCATTAAGCAACCCAACCATCAACGGTTATGTTGAAGGTAATACTAATCTTGGCACTGTTGGAGCATCTCAGACATTAGACATTTCCAGCAGCACGGTTCTTATTGCTACACTTACGGTGGCAACAGCCACAACATTCACAATGCCAGCCCCCGCGCCCGGAAAAGCGTTTACATTGTATCTTAAGCAGCCTGCATCCGGGGCTGTTGGGTCAGCTACGTTTACTGGCGTAAAATGGCAGAATAACATTGCCCCTGTTATTACACAGTTCAATGGCACGCTGGATATTCTTCCGTTTGTCTCCGATGGAGTTAACTGGTACGGATCCTCAGTTCAAAACTTCGTATACTAAGTCGCTATGCCTGACATTAAAATCTCTCAACTTCCCGTAGCCAGCATAGTCAACGATGCTGACATTGTTGT